TTAGTGAACCTGAAACACAAATTGTAAGGGATTTTGTAAGAGCTAATAAAGATGCAATTTTATTTATTGATAATCATACTAATGGTGGTTATAGTGTAAATTCTTATGAAAATGTTAATTGGATTTCGTTGATTGATTTGAAAGATAATTACTATGAATTGTTATCGAGTGTGGTTAAATATCATATAAATGAAATTACACATCAATTTATAAAAGAATATGATTTAACAGATGTGGGTAATTCCTTGCTTGGAAATGTTACATTTAGTGTATCTAATTTAAGCCAATTAGGTGGATATGCTGATTGTTGGGTAACAATGAAAGAGAATATTATTGGTATTACTTTTGAAGGATTTAATGGTTTTCCTAGTCAAACATCATTCCAACCTGATGTTTTTAAAGCTAACAGTGAATTAATTGGTAACTTTATAATAAATTTTTTAAAGGTATTTAGTAATATTTAGAAAGGGTGTGAGTGATTTAGATGATTAAATTATTTAACACAACAGATATTTTATTTTCAACTTATTATAAGTGCTAGTGCATTAAAAGAATGGAGGTATAATATGAAAAAGGTAAAAAAAACAAGTAAATATGTAATGAATGTACTTGCTATGATTAATGCAATCATAGTAGGTCTTTCACCTATATGGGGTTGGAATTTAGAAAAAGTAACTGATAGTATAGTGGTTATTACTGGAATAATCGGCTTATATCTAGTAGGTGGCAAGTTGTTTGAAGCTCCTAAAGTAGATGAACTAATATCACAAGAAAAGCCATTTAAAGATATGGAGGATTAATTATGAAAACATATAAAGGTTTTGTAAAAATCAATATTAATTCTTTCAAGGATTGGCGAAAAGCTGTTATAGGTAATGCTTATGATATGGACGGAAAATATGGCTATCAATGTTACGATTTAGCTAATGAATTTTGGAAAAATGCAACAGGTAGAACTTGCAAAAGTGCTACTAAAGATGGTGGTGTAGCTGGAGGAGCTTCTGGAATATGGGGAGCTAGAAAAGAAAATAACAAAGGTAATGAATTTACTCTTATAACTGATTATAAAAAATTAAAAAAAGGAGATATAATCATTACTAATAATGGTAAATACGGACACGTTTGTTGGCTAGACCAAGATTACAATAGTGATACTTATTTAAAAGTGTTAGGACAAAATCAAGGCAATACAGGAGGTAAAATACCTGGAGCAAAAGTTAAAGATATAGAATGGGCGTTTAGAAGTTATTTTTTAGGAGCATTTAGATATAAAAAATGGCATAAAGAAGATATACCAACTAAAGGAACTTATCAAGTTAAATATGATATGTATATACGTAAATCACCTAATGGAGCTATTGTAAAAGTAAAAGATTGTACTAGTGCTATGAAAAAGGCATTAACAAGTACTAAGCCTAATGATAATGCAGTTATTAAAAAAGGAACAAATATTACAATATTAGATGTAGTAGAAAAAGACGGAGCATATTGGGGCAAAAATTATTCTGGTTATGTTTGCTTAAATAATGGTTCTACAACGTATTGTAAGAAGGTGTAAAAATGGACATTTCTTTAATATTGAGTATAATAAGTATATTAGTTGTTGTAACTAACTTTATTTTATCTATTTTGGATCGTGGCAAAAAAGCTGGTAAAGAAAACCATCAAGAACTAATCCAATATCAAATAGATGAAATTAAAACTGATTTAAAAGAAATAAAAGATTTATTGAAGAAATACGATAAGGAGATAGATGGGAGAATAGATGAGAAACTAGAGTACCATGTAAGACTTTATCATAAAGGGGTGAACGTATGAGCATACAAGAAGATATAGAAAAGATAGAAAAGAAAGCTGAAAAACTAGAAAAAAATAGTTTAGCTATGGAATTATTAGAAGATTATAAAAAAGCTAATAAAAGAATGTTTATAGCTTTAATTTTAGTATTATTTATGTGGTTTGCTACAATAGGTTATTTAGTATATATTCTTAACGATATAGGAACTATAGAGACAACACAAGAGATAGAAGATGTTGATGCTATTGAGAACAGTAATATAACAAATGGTGATATGTATGGGGAAAATAAAACAAACAACTAAAGTAACCTATAGGAAATCACAAACAACTACTGATAAAAACGGAAGAAAGCATTGTAAAACATGTGGAGCATTTATAGGTAACAAAGGAAGAAAAAAATAATGTTTTTTGAATTTACTAAATCTGATTATGATTATATAGTAAAAGAATGTATGTTAGATGAGGAATATACTAAATTATTAGAATATAAGATTAAAGGATATTCCATAGTTAAAATAGCTGATTTACTTAATTGTAGTGAAGCTAGAGTAAATGTAATGATAAAGAAATTAAAGAATAAAATTAGAAAAATAATATAGAAAGCCGATACGTTCGGCTTCTTTTTTTATGGGAAAATGTAACCAGAAAGGAGAAAACTATTGATTTAAAACATTGATGGGATTCTTCTTTCTTTTTTTAAGGAGTGATTATATGTACCCTAACTATTACAATAATTTATCTCAATTAAGATATGCAAAATCTATTGAAGATGTAAAAAGAGAATTTGTAGTAGGAGATACACCTTATTTTAGCAACGATTTAAGTGTTCTATGGATTAAAAACTCTAGAGGTGAGATAAAGTCTTATGAGCTTAAAGAAATCGTCCAAAAGGACGAAAAAGACCTAATTATAGAAAGCTTACAATTTCAAATGAATGAATTAAGAAAGGAGCTTGAAGATGCAAAATCAAATAACGAACTTAATGCTGAATCAATTAAAAGCAAAAAATCCTCAAATGTATCAAATGATAAGTCAAAATCAGAATAATCCTATGGATTTATTAAAAAACACTATAGGCAATTATTCCCCTGAACAAAAAGAAAAGTTTTTTAATCAAGCTAAAATGATGGGATTTCCAGATAATGTATTGCAAGAAATACAAAAACAATTATAGGTATCAACTGAGTTGATATAAATAGAAAGGAGAATAGTAATGAACGGAACATCTAATGGAATAGTACCTACTTTTGATTTAACTGGTAATGGTAATGGATGGTCAAATATGGGTGAATGGATCATTGGCTTAGTTGCTTTAGGTATGTTAGGTAATGGTGGTTTATTTGGTGGTTATGGTAATAATAATTTTGCTACTACTGAGTACGTATCTAGTGAATTTACACAAAGAGACGTAACTAACGGAACACAAGCAGTACTTGGAGCAGTATCTAATGGATTTGCTGATAATGCTACTAATATTTGTAACCTAAGAAGTGATGTTTTACTGGGAAATGCAGGAGTACAAAGTGCTATTTATAACACTTCTAATGCTACTCAAAGAGATATATTAAATCAAACTAATGAGATTAATACATCTTTATTAACTACTGCATTACAAAGCCAAGCACAAGCAGCCAATAATCAATTACAAATGCAAGGACATTTAGATAATTGTTGCTGCGAACTAAAGGCACAAGGAATAGAGAATACTCAAAAAGTACTTGATGCTATGAAGCAAAATACTATTGATGATTTAAGAAGCCAAGTAAATGACTTAAAAAACACTATTACTGCTAATGGTATTGGTACATCAATAATAAACCAAGTTAGACCATATCCTATTCCTGCATATCCAGTTACAAGCCCTTATGTTGGAATTTATAACGGATTTGGAAATGGATTCTATGGTAATTCAATAATATAGTAAGAGGTCAATAGACTAACCTATAAGGAACTTACTTAAAGAGATAGAGTAAGTCTGTCTCTTTTTTTATAGAAAGGAATGATAATATGATAAATGCTTATAACTTAACTGAACAAGAACTTTCACCAGAAGAATATATAAATTTTACTGGATATAACTTTGGAAGAAATAGATGGTGTAATTATAGTGATAATAGTTTAACAGTAACCCAAAATGGAACTTATGAAATAACTGCATCAGTTAATGTACAACCAACAGTAGCAGGACAAATGCAATTTAATATAACACGTAATGGAGCTAATATACCAGGTGGATTTATCTATTTACCTGGAGTAGCTGCTACTACTATTGAAAATGGTAGTACAAAAGTTATAGTAAATGCCTTTGCTGGTACTTCATTTGGTATTAAAAATAACACTGCTACTAACCCTGTAACTATACCAGAAAATGCAGCTTCTATAACGATAAGGAGAGTTGCTTAATGGAACTTGAAAAAGTACAAGAACAAATAAATTCAATTATTGAAAATGGAATAACTAACGTAAATTTAGAAAATTATTATAAATTAGCAAAAATAAGACATTTTATAAAGGAGGAAGATAATATGTACGGAAATTATGGAAGATATGGAGACTATGGCAGAGCTGGATATGATAGCTATGGACGTAGAGGATATGATGCTAAATATCGTGGCTACGATCATTTAGATAGAATTGGAGAACATTATGGTAGATATATGGATAGTCATGATAGATATGGAGCTAGTCCAGAAGCTAATGATAGTTTAAGAAGTATGTTAGAATGTATGAAAAGCTTTGCAAGAGCAATAAAAGAAGAAGTTAAAAGTCCAGAAGAAGAACAAATGTTAAGACAAGCTATACAAGAAATGATGTAGTAATGTACAAATATTGCAATAAAAATCCTTTAGGTAAACTAGAGGATGATTGTGTTATACGTGCTATTTCCTGTGCAACTAATAGAAGCTGGGATAGTGTTTATGATGAACTAAGCGATTTAGCTCAATTAAATGGAACAATGATGGATAGTAAAGGTTTTGTATTATGGTATTTAGATTCTCATTATAAGAGAATACCAACTCCAGAAACAGTAGGGGAGTTAGCTGATATGTGTGATGGAGTAATACTATGTACAGTAAAATCTCATATTTGTTGTATAAAGCATCATGTGATATATGACACGTTTAATCCATCTCATAGAAAAGTAGAATATGCTTGGAAAGTAAAAGACTAGAATAATCTAGTCTTTTTAACATCCTACTCTTTTACCATAAATATTATAACATTCTGCTTCTCCATCATCATTGGTAGTAACAGTAATGCCATAACCCCAAGAAATAGCAAATAATATTACTAATATTGTAATAATTGTAATGATAATAGACTTAACAGACTTCTTTTCTTCCTTTTCCATTGTACTCCTCCTATTTATTACATAATAACACATATTTGATTAAAATATAATAATATTGTATAATATATGTACGTTAGAGAGGTGAAAATGGGTAAATATTGTTGCTATCTAGTGCAGAAACTAGACAGGACAATATACTGTAGATTCTTCAAGAAAAAGATATGTATTAGTGAATGTAAGGGATGTAAAAACAAATGTTATGAAACTAAACGTACTACTAAGAGAACTAAAGAATTAGCTATACCTAAAAAGGTAAAATTAGCAGTATGGGAAAGAGACAATCATAAATGTATATTTTGCCATAAAGAGGTAGAGTGGAATTATGCAAATAGTCATTTTATCAAACGTAGTCAAGGTGGACTAGGTATAGAAGAAAACATTTTAACTAACTGTAGGGAGTGTCATAGACTATTTGACGATTCAATAGAAAGACAAGAATGGCGAATGGAATATGCAGAAAATTATTTGCGTTCTAAATATCCTTATTGGAATAAGAATAAATTAATATATAAAAAAGGGGGAGTAGGGTATGGTACAAACTATATATCAGAAGAAGAATGGAGAACTAGTAAATAAAATAACTTATTTTGGAGGAGAATATAAAGTAGGAGAAACAAACGGATTCGGATGGAAAGTAGTTGACATTAAATATAAATTTAAAGATAATTTTTATCCTATGTATGAATACGATAGACTTATCCAAAAACAATGGAAACGCGAAGATACCATTGATGAAATAAAAAAGAAATTTAAAAAAATATATACTTTTTTTGTTAACTTTTTAGGTTATATGATCCTATATAAAATGCTAGAGATTATCATTCTAAACGTTATTTGATTTACACCTTATACAAAGAAAATACAAAAAACGAATAAAATATGTTGACTTTTGATTTCATGGTGGTATAATAGGTTTATAAAATGAAAGAGCAAAAAATCAAAATTTTTAGTCTTGTACGAAGGTTAACATAATATATATTAAGAAAAGTTTATAGTATATTGTCCTTTTAAAACAAGACTAAAAAAGTCTTGTTTTTTGTTTTCAAGAAAGGAGTAAACGTATGAAAAAACCTGTGAAGTACCCTAATCTAGTTGCTGAAATGGCTAGAAAAGGAGATACACAACTGGTATTAGCAAATTTACTGAAACTAACACAAGCATCTATTAGTAGAAAACTAAAAGGTGAAACTGTTTGGAGTTTAGAAGAAGTTGAAAAAATATGCGAATACTACAACAAGAATTATTACGAATTGTTTAAATAAAAAATTGAAAATAAAAGGAGTACAAAAATATGAAAAAACTAATAATAAAAATTTTAATGATTATAGCATTAATAGGAATAATAAAAGACTTTACAACTTTAATGACTGGAGCTACTTACACTTGGTTCGGAGCTTTAACAGGATTTATCAATGTAATAATCGTTGGTAAAGGATGGGATTACCTTGAAAGAGTTTAGACTACTAAAAGCAGATGAAATAAGTTGCAGAGTAAATCAAATAAACGAAAAAGGACTTACTTTACTACTTTATAAAGATGCAAGAGTAGATATGGATATTTTAGATGAAACAGTAGGATGTATGAATTGGCAAAGAGATCATAAGGAACTAAAAGGAAACATCTATTGTGGAGTATCAATTTATGATAAAGAGTTAGACCGTTGGGTTACTAAATGGGATGCTGGAAAAGAATCAAATACAGAATCCGAAAAAGGAGAAAGTAGTGATTCCTTTAAAAGAGCATGTACTTGTTGGGGAATCGGCAAAGAACTCTACACATCACCTTTTATATACATACCAGTAAATCTATGTGAAATAAAAAAGAACGAAAAAGGAAAATATGTTACTTATGACAAATTTCATGTAGAAGCTATTAAGTATAACGATAAAAGAGAGATTACTCATTTATCAATTAAAAACCAAGTTGGTAAAAGAGTATTCGTTATAAAGCCAAAGGAGGTTAAGAAAGATGAAAATAACAAATAAACTTAACCTACCAGATATGTTACAAAGAGCAGTAGAAAAGGAATATACGTATAGAGATAAACGATATTCAATAACAAGTCTACTTGATCCAGATAGAGTATTAATGTTGAAACGTAGACATAATGATGAGATAGAACAAGACGTATCAGAGTGTATATGGATGCTATTTGGTACTGTTACACATTATGCTTTAGAAACTGGAATTGAATGTAGAGAAAACGAATATGTAGAAGAACATCTAGAGTATACATTTCCTAGTGGATATACATTAAGTGGAGTAATAGACCACGTAGAAGATTATATAGACGATTATAAAACCACATCAGTATGGACAGTTATTTATGGAAGTAATATTGACCATTGGGAAAAGCAATTAAAAATGGGAGCATTCTTACATTATAAAGAACATGGAAACTGGATTAATAAAGGAAGAATAATAGCAATATTAAAAGACTGGAATAAGAATGATGCAAGAGA